CTCACGGGATTCTACGAACTGACCAAGTGCCTTGTATTTCTCAAGGTCATCTTTGATTTTCTGATTCTCCGTCTGCATCTTGTCCTTCTCTGATTGATAATACTTTGCAGATTCTTCCCAATTAACTTCTTCCTGTTGGGGGGTTTCTTGCTCTACACTCTGTTCAGAAGTTTCTGCAGTTTGCGCTGCAAAGTCCTGATTGTCAGTGATAGGTGCGCTATCTTGTTGCATTTCAGCAACTACCTGTTTTTCAGCCATTTTTCATGCTCCTTTCATATGCAATTTCTTTACTTACCAGCTTGACCATTTTTCTTTAGTTTCTCGCTTTCAAGTTTAACTGCGTTATCCAGTTTGCCAAGCGATACCTTAGTATCTGCCTTCGCCTTTTGAGATGTCTCTGACAGCCTAGTCTTGAATTTCTCAACTTCACTTCTTTGTCTCGCTGAGACTGACTCTCTTCTAGCTGTCTGTAAATCACCTTCTAAATCTTTTACTCTTTCTTCATATTGTTGCACTGCCTGTCTTAGTTGTTCAACTTCATCAGTTCTTTGCATTACGCCTTCCTTATCAAATATTTCTGTTTTCTTCAACGCTTCAACTCTATCAATCAAACCCATTTGGAAAGCTTCCATATAAATCTGCCACTCTGCCCATTTATTGCTAGGCATTGTAGAATTACCAACTACTCTAATATCATATTGACCAACGTGAAGTTGTTGCTCTCTAGCCATAATTGCGCCAGACTTATCATCATAAATCTTTTTATTGATAGTATACTCATTCAAATCATTATTTGGCTGTACAATAGCAAATGTCTTTTGAAAACTATAATGTTTTTTAGCCATATTATAAACAACACGACCCAATCTTTTTATTGAACCCTCTATATCACGCAATTTAGATTTAGAACGTCTTTGTCCAAAATCTTCTAACTGCATAGTAGCAGATGCAGTTCTAGGTGCTGCTTCTGGATTTCCTTGTTGCATTTCATAAATACCCATATTCAGGTCAATATATCTTTCAACCTGCTTAGGTAATTCCATAATAGAACCAGCCAATGGTTGAGGGGAAGGGAAATGAGGTTCACCAAAAGAGCCGTCATATTCGATAGTCGCATTAGGATTAGCCCAATCTCTTTCAAGCTGTTCTAAATCCTGAACGGACCCTTGCGGTATAAGGAGTTTAAGCCCAGCCGATGCCTGAGCATGAGCAGTAAGAAGAGAATGCATCTTATTGATAAACCTCTGTAAATCCTTCCCCTTTCTAATATCGCTTTGCGGATAAGGTGTATTTGTCCAAATATTTGGTACTGGAATTATAGGATATACGTCAGTATTACATACGCGCTGATAAAGAATAATTTGACCAACAGAGCAAGTCTCACGTATTCTAGTCTGCATAACTTCAACAAATTCAATATCCCCAATTTCAATAGCTGCTGCAAATCCACCGTCTTCCGACATTTTTTCAAATTCTTCATATTCTACTATTAACTCCTGACCTGCCATTTCTCCACCACGCTTATCAAGAAGTCTAAAATAAGGTACTTTAATTTTATCATAATTATGTAATACTCTGTATTTCTCATTAGCGGAATCTCCCCAAACAGAATCCTTAACCATGTCTGGGGTAAAAGCACCTGCCACGTCAGTATTCGAAGCAGAAGCTGGATAATCTTCATCTTTCCACTGTAAACCTTTATCTATCATATCTATCATAGGAGTTTCCTGACCTTCGGCTGGTTGTCCTAATTGTGGATACTGCTGAAGTAATTGTTCCTTAGATAAAATAGTAGACAATATGATGCCACTGGCATCTTCAAAATATCTATGTCTAGCATTAGGGTCTACATAAACCCTAAATGGGTCAACGTAATTAATCTTTATTTCACCCCTACCGTAATCTGCTTCTGGGTCCATGTACACTTGAAAGTACCCTAAACCAGTAATAGCATAATCATGTACAACTTGTTTTAAGACTTCATTGCCATCAGATATGTCCCATATATATTCAAGTAATCCATTCCATACTTGCGCCAGTTCATTATCGCTGTCCTCTCTTGGATAAGCACGAAACTTAGGTGGCTTAGATGTTATAATAGCTTTAAATTGTTCTATAGCCGAATACAATCTGTCAACAACAACATTAGCTTGATTGACCGACTCTAGGTAGTCAGTCTCATCTTTAGTCCAATGATTGCCTAAATAAAAATCTATATCTTCTCTAGCCTGAGTGTCCCAGTTGTTTCTACCGTCAGACCATTTACGAAACTTGTCCTGTATGTCTTTTGCCCTACTGTCAGTTTCGATTCTATTTTCTGCCATTATACTCCATTTTTGATATTAATATAATATACAATATAAAACATTTTATATCAAGTGTGCAAATTATATTCTACTGCCTGTTGCCCAGTTATATTTCTTATACTTATTCTTGCGTTTATCTTTCTTTTTTCTGCTTAATCCCCCAGGTTTTTGATAACCTTGTGTATACTGGGTTGCCAGCCAGAAAGCATCTATTATATCATCATGTGCGCCTTTAGGGAAGTCTAGCAGTTCATCAATAAATTCTACATCGCTTTTTTTGAGGTGGGCAGCTCTTTGCTTGAATAATGGTTGTAATCCTTCAAACAGCCTGTCTTTCTTTTTTTGCGTATAGCCTTTGATTCCTTTTTCAATTCCTGGCAAGAACAAACCTCGTCTTTTACTTTCTCGCATGACATAATCTCTTAACATCTCCTGATAGGCAATAGTTTCAATATTGACTCTGCGAATCGGTTTATACTTTTTAAACATTTTAAAAATCTGTTCGGCACAATCCATCGGTAAGACCCTCTCACGCCAGTAATCAATGACAAAGTAATCATGGTCGGCACTAACACCAATAACCATAATAACAGAATAATCACGGTTATCAGCAACTGAAGAAGCAGGGTCAATCCCAAAGTACAGATTGACGTCAGTATTTCCTTCATCGCCCTTAATGTACCACTTGCCATTTTCATCGTCCCACCTGAGAACTCCGTTGTATAATGATTCATTTATATCTTCTTCACTAAATACTGCATCGTCAGGACTCCTAGCTTGGTTCATGTACTCCTGATAAAACTTTGCAGGAGTACCTGAGTCTATATAGAACTTTTTACGTTCATTTAATTTACCCATACTCCAGCGTGATTCCCATATTGGTTTTCCATCTTCTATAGCTTTTTTCGTGTACACTGACCACGCATATTCTTGCTTAGCTTTTTTAGCTGCATTATGCCCAGTAAGAATATTATTCAAAAAACTATCCCAGTGGACAATAGTACCATTGCACCATAAAAAACCACCTTTGTCAAAATCAATAGCTGGGTAGACAGCTGCCGTTACCCAGTTCTTCATATTCCTTCTGGCGTCAGGAGTTTTAGTATTTAACTCAGATTCAAAGTCATCAAGAATAATGCCAGTATACCTAGTGCTAAATTGTTTCTTTCCACGCAATCTCTGTGAAGCACCTTTCCCCAGCATCCTGCAACCATTCGCAAGTATTAATTCATTCTTTGTCCACTTACTTCCCTCTAGGTCACCAAAGTAATAATGTATCGCTGGATTAGTTTCTATGTGATTCTGTACCCAGGCTATATTGTCTATAGCTTGGTCTTGTGCTTCGCCTACCCAACAGATAAATTCTGGCTCTTCGTCCTTCTCTTTAAATAAAAAACGATACAAAACAGCAGTTGCTGCTAAAGTTGATTTAGCATGGTCACGAGGAAGAATTAAGCCTAATTGTTTTATATTGCTATCAATTAACAATGAACCTACTTCTCTATGGAATGGCGGAGTTTCTGTCGCTAAATAATCTTGTGGGGAGAATAGCTTGCCAAATGTAATTAAGTCAGAATGTGCCATCTGCAACATTTCTTCATTCTTAGATATGTTACCGTTTAGATTTAGATTAGCCATTATTTAAACTTATTATCTATCCAGCATTTTCCGTAATACATTAAACCTAACCAAATTGATATTTCAATTATCTCAAAGTATCCAAGTTCATTTAATATACCTATATCCATTATTTCTTAAATATCTTTTTTAATACTTTAAACTTTAACAGCGCACAGACAAGTATAATAACAACTATTGTCGCTACATCAACAAAATGATTACCAGAATCAGATTCAATAGTTCCGTAAGGAGTTTCTATTGAAATCTTATCCTGTCGTTCTCTTATTACCTTTTTCTGCATTTTTAAAATCTATCTTTTCTCGCCACTCCGAAGGTTCTCTTTCCTGAATAGAGTCTTTCATAACGGCTTCATATAATTCACCTGCAATAACTTTCTTAGCAGCATTTGACCACATATTAGCAAATGGATGGGTATCCAGCACTTTTATGAATCTTTCTTTCAGGTCAACTCCGTCTTTAATTATTGTTGTATTAGATACTAGCCCATTAAGGTCCCAACGCATACTATACTCCTTCAAAAATATATGTTATAACAAAATATAGAAAAAGCAACACAACTGCCAATGTCCAGGCTATGCCGTCAGACTTGTCCACTCCGTTGATTCTCTCTACTTTTCTTCAGCATTCTTAACTGTCGCCTACGCTTTTTTAATTCATCATGGCGTTTGCGCCTTAACCACTTTCTTCTTTTCGCCTGTCTATTTGGCATTATCAGTTTTTAATCTATCGTAACTTTGCCATCTCCAGTTACTTGTATCCACTCTATCTCCACCTACTAGATTGTCAAATAAACTAACGTCTGATGGTTCAAAAGGCTCTTTTCTATAATCAGTATCTAGGTTTTTTGATTCAAGCCATTTTTGTAAAGCTTTTGCAGTTTCTTCATAGAACGAAAAATTACTAACACCTTTCTCACCTTCTGGCGTTTTACCTATCATTGATTGCTTTTCTTCAAACAAATCATTTATAATTTTAGAATAAGCTTCTTGAGTAGTCTCCATCATTCTTGTATTATCCAGAACGTGTTGCTTACTATCTTTATGACCAATACTTCCTCTTGTTGTGCGACCTGATTTATTCATGTGTAATAATACCCAACAGAGTACTAGCATCAACCTTATCATCTTTTCCTAATATATTATAAATCCATTCAGGGGACATAACTACAGTGTCTGGCTCATCCCATCTAAATGACTCTTGATAAAAACCCGCAGCCTGACCAGTTTTCCGACCAATGTATTTCTCATTTATATCCTTCTGATTCATAACATACCCAACTTGACTATTAACAGCTTCAGGGTCGTACCTTCTTTTCTGGTCTATTGGAGAATAAGGTTTTCCCCATAGCTTATTCTCGCCATCTTTATTTGTATAAGGTTCAACATAGCCTTGCATTAAATCTATATTTTGCCCACGTTCTTTATATTCTTTAGCCAAATTATTGTATAATTTTATATGCGCATCTAAGCTTAAATCTTTTTTTATCTCCATTAAATCTTTCCAGAGATTATCTGGAATTTTTTCACCTAGACTTGCAATAGATGGTTTATAGCTAGGGTCTGGTAAATATTCATCAGTAGGAGAAGAAAAGTAATGACCTTCTTTCCAAGAACCAGCAGCAAAATCTTTTGCTTCTGCTTCAGTTTTAAATTCAT